AAGTATGAAGCCGAAACCTATGAAGCTCCAAAGCCAGTAAAGGGTAACAAGGCTAAGTAATTTAAAATGTTAATTACGTCTGATATTCGAAGGGGTATCGAAGAAAAACGAAACGCAGTTATAAATTCTCTTGCATCAGGTGCAGCTTCAGATTATTCTGAATATCGGTATCTAGTTGGTTATTCTGATGGTTTAAGTAATGCCATTGATATAGCAATAGATATTATTAGTAAAAGATTAAAACTTGATGATGAAGAGGATTTTAAATAAAAACAATGTTACATCAACAGTTAAGTAAAGCTTTAAAAAATGATGAATGGATTGCGGATGGAGATGTTCCTGATCCAGATCATCTTCCAACTTTAACTGGCTTCCATATTTTAGTTAGGCCAGTTTCTATTAAGTCAAAGACTAGGGGCGGTATTCTGTTACCCGATTCAACGAAAGACGATATTGCATATTTAACAACGGTTGGAAGAGTTATTGCTCTTGGTGACTTAGCTTATGAAGATAAGGATAAGTTTCCAAAGGGTCCGTGGTGTAACGTAGGTGACTACGTTTGCTATGGTAAACATGCTGGTGTTAAAATGAAGTATCGTGGTGTAAAACTTCTATTATTATTTGATGATCAAGTTATTATGAAGGTAGATGATCCCAGTGATCTTGATACTTCCTATAACTTATCTAATTAACAATTTGTATAACTAGTTTTAGTATTGTATTTTAGAAGTATGTATTAAAGCGTAACCGACCATTTCGCAATGGCGTAGAGAAAGAGAGAAAATAAATGGCTGAATCTAAGGCTGTAGAATATGAAGAAGAAGAAGTTTCTGATTGGGCGAATTTAAATACTCAAAAAGAAAAAGAAGAAACAAAAATTGAATATGAACTTGAGCAAGATGATCCTCAAGAACAAGCTCAAGAAAGTGAAGAACAAGAAAAACCACAGGTTCAAGAAAAAACTGAAACACCAGAACTAAATGGTATTGAAACCAGTGGTGCACAGAAACGTATTCGACAACTCATTAAGCAACGAAAAGAACGAGAAGATAAAATCTCGGAACTTGAACGTAGAATTTCAGACTATGAAAGTAAATTACGTCAAAAAGATACAGAGTTACTTTCATCATTTAAAAATAATTTAGATTCAAATGAAATTCAACTTCAAGAACAAATTAAGTTAGCTGAAAATGCATATCGTAGAGCCTTAGAGAGTGGCGAAGCAGATGAGATTGTATCGGCGCAACGCCTACTCAATAAAGCTGAATTTGAATTAAGTAAACTTTCTGATACTAAACACACATATGAAAATTATCAGAGAAGTTTAGAAACTAATAATGAACAACCTGTTCAAGCACAAGCTAGACAACAAGTTCAAACTCCTAATCCTGCAGACTATGATCCAAAGGCAGTTGAGTGGGCGATGAACAATTCTTGGTTTGGACAAGACCAACTAATGACTGCTGCAGCTTTGGCTATTGATGCCCAGTTAAAAGACGAAGGATTTGATCCTTCAGATGATGAATTTTATAGTGAAGTGGATGCACGACTTCGTAATTCATTTCCAAATAAATTTCAAGCACAGGCTCAAGTTGAAACCGAAGAGGTAGAGCAGCAAGTAAATTCGGAACCGAAGGCTTCCGTTAAGCAGCCTTCTCAAGTGGTTAGTGGAGCGTCACGCACTGTTACTAACCCCAGCACAAACCGATCAAATCGTATCAAACTTACAAAGCGAGATATTGAAATGGCAAATCGGTGGGGTATTCCACTTGAGCGGTATGCAGAACAAAAGCTTATCGCAGATCAAGCTGATGGAGAGTATACCACAGTATTAACAAAGAAGCGTGGAGGATAATTTAAAATGACACGTAATATACTAGAATCACGTAGTGAGTCAACAAGAGAAACTGAACAACGAGAATACGAAGATTATACTTTTGAAGAACCAGATTACCTTGCAATTCCAGACGATGTTCGAGATCGTTTTGCAGATCAAGGTATGTCACTAAGGTGGATTCGCGTTTCCATTCGAGGAAAGGATGACATTCAAAATGTCGGTAAGCGAGTTCAAGATGGTTGGGTATTCGTAACTCCAGAAGAAGTTCCAGAAATTGCTCACAATTCCTTCGTGAAGGATGAGGGTCGTTATAGTGGCACAGTCTGTCGTGGAGACTTAGCTCTAGCAAAAATTCCAACTGCTAAAGCAAACGCCCGTAAAGCATTCTATGAAAATCGCAGTCGAGAAATGATGGATGCAGTTAATTCACAACTACAACAACATCAAGATTCTCGTATGCCAATTTCAAATGCAAGTAAATCTTCGGTTGTTCAAGGACGTTTACCTAATTTTCAAAAAGGTTAAGTAAACAAAAATTTTTGACCAGCCGTTTTCGTGGTAATTTTATAACATAGGAGAAAATCAAATGGCTCTAAGTAAAGCTCTTGATGGTTTCCGTCCTTCACGTAAGAAAGGTTCCGCACCAAATTCAACTGGTATGTCAGAGTACACAATTGCCTCTGCTTACAATACGAATATTTTCACTGGTGATCTTGTTCTTATGAATGCCGGAAACATTGAAGTTGTAGCCACAACCACCGATGAAATCTTCGGTGTATTTGCTGGCGTCAACTACACAAAGGATGGCGAACAAGTTTATGGTCGTTATTGGCCAGCTTCAACTTCCGCATCAAACATTGTTGCTTTTGTTTATGATGATCCAGATGCAACTTTCATTGTTCAAGCTGATGCGTCAGTTACCGCTGGTGATGTTTATTCAACAACTTTCAACGTAACTCTAGGCGCTGGCTCAACTTACACAGGTAAGTCAGGTCATGGTCTAGAAGCTGCTACTCGTGATGATGATGGTCAAATGACTGTTCTAGGTGCCTACAAGGAACCCGGTAACGCTCTTGGCGATGCAAACCCACGAGTTGAAGTTATCTTTAAACGTCACGTAAACGCTTACACAACTGTCGGCGTTTCCGCTGGTTAATAATTAGGGAGAATGAAAAATGGCTATTAATCGCTCAAGTATCGCAAAGGAACTTCTCCCCGGTCTTAACGAAATTTTCGGTACAGAATACGGTGAAGTCAACGACGAACATGCCGTACTCTTCGAAATGGAAAATTCAGATCGTGCGTTTGAAGAAGAAGTTCTATTCACCGGCTTCGGCTCTGCCCCAACTAAGTCAGAAGGTGCAGCCGTTCAGTATGATGAAGCACAAGAAGGGTACACTGCCCGTTACACAATGGAAACCATTGCTCTTGCCTTCGCCATCACTGAAGAAGCTATGGAAGATAACCTTTATGACACCTTTGCAAAGGTTCGTGCCAAGGCACTTGCCCGTGCAATGGCAAACACCAAGCAAGTTAAGGCTGCAGACGTTTTCAACAATGCATTCTCAACTAGCTACAACGGTGGTGACGGTGTTCCTCTTATCAGTGCATCTCACCCAACTGTAGGTGCTGGCAACCAATCCAACAGCATTGGTGCCACCGACCTTTCAGAATCTGCTCTTGAAACTGCAACCATTGCAGTAACCAAGATTAAGGATGATCGTGGTATTCTAATTGGCGCTTCAACCCGCTCACTCCATGTTCCTTCTGATCTTGTATTCACCGCTGATCAGATTCTAAACAGCCCCGGTACAACTGTTGCCGGTGGTTCATCTGCATATGCACAAAACAACATCAACGCTGTTCGTCATATGTCAGTTGTTTCTGATGGTTTTTATGTAAACCGTCGCTTTACTGATACCAATGCTTGGTTCCTCAAGACCGACGTTCCAAATGGTACGAAGATGTTCACTCGTGTTCCTCTTCAAACCAAGATGGAGCCTGATTTTGACACCGGCAATATGCGCTTCAAGGCTCGTGAGCGTTATGCTTTCGGCTGGAGTGATTGGCGTCAATGGCGTGGTGCTTCTGGTTCTTCCTAATAGGCCAGTAGCTTACGTTTAAGCTATAAAGTTAAGGGGGTTTCTAGTAATAGGAACCCTCTTTTCTTTTGGTTTGTTTATATTGAATATCACGATTATAATTAACATTAATATACTTTTACTTTATTTTTTTATATTAAAGGAGATTCAATAGTGTCCACCAATATTCGTTCTTCTTATTTAGTTGGGAGTGGTGTTCTTGTTGATATTACAACAAGTGTAACAGTTGTTGATACTCGTATTCGTGCTATTCATGCCGTTGGTTCCGGTACATATGTTTTAGATGGTACATCAACAACACCATTAGGTTCTATTGCTGGCAGCATTATTAAGTTTGATGTAAGCGGTACAGCTTATCTTGATTGGTCAGATTTTGGTATTCGTACTGATGGGCTTGTATCTGTTTCCGCACCAGCTTCTGCTTCTAGTATTACAGTTTTTTACGGTTAATTTTAATGGCTGATTACACTTATCTTGTAAATGATATTTTACAAGCCTGTGAAAACGATTCACAGGAATTTAGTGATTATGTGCCAAATATGGTAAATAGAGCCGAAGAAAGACTAACCCGTGATTTAGATGACTATGGTTTAGTTATAGAAACATCAGTTGCAATTTCAGCAAACACTGCAAATATTACACTTCCAACTGGGACACGTATTATTAAAAATGTAAGTTTTGAAAGTGCTGGTTCAAGAATTAATTTACTTTTACGAACCGATGAGTATCTTTCATCTTTTTGGCCTGTGAGTGCATCAACTGGAACACCAAAGTATTATTCTCGTATTACGAATACATCTATTAGAGTTGCACCTACTCCAGCATCTACATATAACGGTAGGTTTATGACTGTAGCTCGTCCTACTACTCTTTCATCAGTTTCAAATACAAATTACTTTACATCAAATTGTTATGATGCTTTATTTAATGCTTCAATGATTGAGGCTATGGTGTTTATGAAAAATTATTCAGCAGTTCCTTTATTTGATTCACGATATAAAGAAGCTATTGAGGCATTACGTAATCAAGCACGTAGGACACGTAGGGATGATATGGAAGCTCCTGCTTCTCCTGCTGGTGCAGATAATACAGTTATTCCATATAGTAACTAAGGGAGTTTTTAAATTATGGCTGGTCGAAAAAAAATTATGAATGTAGTTGGAAAGCTTGTTGATAAATCTGGTCCTCTTTCTAAAATAGAAAGAAGGGCTAAAGAAGTTGTATCATCAGGTAGAGCTAATAGTGAAGATGGTGCTAAGTTTTTTAAAGAATTTGGTGAGCGGGAAACTTTTAAATACTTTGGTCCACAACGAGCAAAAGCTTTTATGAAAAAAGCTCGTCAATTAGATGCTGAAGAAAAAGCTGAAATAATTTCAGGAAAGCCAAAACCAATTGTAACTCCTCTAGGTAAAACTAAAGCTCGTAAGGTTATTAAAGAAAAGTCAAAAGCTGAGTCTCGCGCTGAACTAGAAAAAGGAATGAGGGAACGTCCAGAAGAAGCAACTACTACAGTTATTGGACAGCAAGAAGGATATGGCCCTTCCAGTTCAGGTGTCAAACCAACACGTAAAGCTTTAAAAGCTGCAAAAAAAGAATCTGAAAAACGTGAGCCTCAAAAAGAATTTATTCGCCGTATAGGTCGTGAAGCTGAACAAGGCGGTGTAGAAATTCCACGTAATTTTTCTAAACCTCGTGATCCAGGGGCTACTCCAGATCAAATTAGAGATGCCATGCGTGGCAAAATTAAATTAACAGATGAACAAATGGAAGATGTTTCCGCTGAAGATTTAATTAAAATTTATGAAGCTGGTGGAAATACCGCAAAAAAATATAAAGGTGGTTCAATTCGTGGAGCAGGTAAAGCATCGCGTGGTTATGGTAAAGCATTGATGCGTAGTTGCGGTGGATCAATACATTACAAAAAGAAAGTTAAATAAAGTGGCAGCAAGGAAAGCTATTCAAAAATTTTTTAAACGTGGTAGTAAACAGGATGCTGATTTACCAACTCCACGAAAAAATATTGATAAAGCATTATCTAAAAGTGTAGGTGAACGCGCTGCTGATGTAACACAACCTGCGGATATAGGAACTTTAGGTAGAAAATCTTTAAATGCAAATGATCCAGGATTTTTATCTGAATTACAAGTTGAAGGTGGAAAAACATTTAGAGCCTCTCAAGCTTTAAAATCTACAGAAAAAGAAATTGAAAAGTTACAAAAAAAACTTAAAGCTTTAAAATCTGAAAGTGAAGATGCAAATAAAAATCTTATTGGGGCAGATCGTATTAAAACAATTAAAAGTTTAAAGTCTCAAAAAGATTCTGTTCAAGAACAAATTGGATTATTAAATACTCGTATTAAAGATTTAACTAAAAGATATCCTATCGGTCAAGATGTTCAACAAAAATTAAAAGGCGTAGCAAAACAAAGTGGAGGAAAAATCGTGGATAAAAAACAACAAATGGCTGCTGCAGATTGGATGCAAGGTCTTTCACAAAAAGAAATTGAAGAAATTTTAGGAAAACCTTCTCGTGATAAAGAAGGCGTAAAACGATCTGATAAAAAAACTACAACTAAAACCCGTGCTGCCAAATCTGGTGGATCAATCGGTTGTGGCAAAGCTATGCGTGGTCATGGTAAAGGCCCATATAAAAAGAAAGGGATGTAATTATGGCTGTATTAACTCAAGATCAGATTGATCTTTTAAAAGAGCGTATGCGTAATTTAGGACGGGGTGCTAGAGGAAGTAAGCAAATTGAAGCATTACGTAATGATTCTAAAATTAAGAAAATTTTAGATCAGCTTAAAGGTTATTCAAAAGATGATAATCTTAGTACCGCTGATATTAATATTCCCCCAGGATTTATTGAACGTACTCGAAAAGTTTTTGGTACAAGTGGTGATCAACTTCCGGGTTCAAAATATCGTAAAGCTCCAAAGCGCATGACTTCTCAAGAAGCTGAAGAACGCAAAAAAGTACAAGCACCTAAACCTAGAGTACAAACGCCTAAACCATCAAAGCTTGTAGAAAGGGAAGTTCCAACTGCCGCTGTAGATAAACTTAAATCTGTTAGCCGTGCAATGCCACCTTCTCAAGAAGCTTTAGAACGTAAAGATATTGAGATGGTAAAGAAATCTCCTGAAAAGTTTTTAGGTTTATTTGAAATGGATGAAAAACAAAAAAGTATGGAAGATTTTCTAAAAGAAATGAGTTCCATAAATAAAGCTGGTGGCAGCATTCGAAAAAAGAAAATGAAAAAAGGTGGTGCAGTTAAAGTACGAAAGGCTAATTGTAAACGTG